GGCGAGGTCGGTTCCGAGGGAGAGCGAAGATACCCTGCGCGACGCCAGCGCACCGGGTCCGACGTTCAGATTCACGTAGTGCTTGATAGCCGTTTCCAGTTTCATGGCAGCTACCGCGTCGGTGCCCGCGGCCGTCTGCGCGCTCCAGGCCGAAGCGGGTGCCGGATAGACGATGCGATTGGCTATCAGACCCAGATAGTCAGCGCCGGATAGCGTGATGTAAGGTCCGTTCGTGCTGCTGCCGACACCGGGCACCGAATCGCCGTAGCCAGGATTCTCGCACTTGCCGCCGAATGTGAATATCCCGCGCCAGTTGACATTGACGAAGAAATCGCCGGCCATCATTATGTTCCACAGGAAATCCGTGTACGGAACGGTTATCGCCCAGGAGCCGACGGCATTGTAGTAAAGCTGCGCTGACAGATTGAAGAACTGCACTGGTCCCTGCGATACCAGATTCTTGTCGATTATCTCGACCCAGACGTAATCCTGCGAGCCCGCGGCAGGCGGCACGTACACGGATGGCGGATTCAGCGTCCCTGCCGCGGCCGACCGATTGACCGTCCACGCGTCCGCCTGCAAGGTAGCCATCTAAGCCCGATTCCATCTGTTAACCCAGTCAACTCTAACGGACGTTGCCGACGAGGCTCCTGTCATTGCCATGTTGACCTGATTGTCGCCGGCCACCAGCGGCCACAGATTTCGTATTGATGTTCCCAGCACGAGCTGATCCCATATGTTCGCCGACGTGGTGAGATTAGTGGCGTACTGCGTACCGGGCTTCGTAGACACCTGAATGACATTTCCGGCCGGCACCGATGCGTTGAGGCTCCACTGCTTTCCGGTAGTCAGATTCTTTATGGTCGGAATGCCCGGTCCGGTTATCGTCCACGTCGGCCAGGTATAGGCAGACCCCTGATTCGTTATAAGAGCATTGCCTATGATGGCAGAGCTGCCCAGTGCTACCGGGAGAACAGGCAGAATCCCTGAAGATATGTTCTGGCTGTAAATGAGACTCTGGGTTACCAGATCTGACCAGTAAGGATCGGGATTGCTGAGGACGAACGAGTAGAGCGTATTGTTGTCAATCGCCACCTCGGGCGAATTGATACCGGATACCGTGTAGACCTGCGTCTGGCGGGTCGTGCCATCCGGCCGCTGCACTTGCAGCCACGCCGCTTTCGGAAGCTCATTCCGGCGATTGTAGAAAGCTCGCACGACTCTGTCAAGGAGGGCGTAGTAATCATCTTCCTCGCCGCTGGCCGGCCGACTGACGAGAATGGCGATGGCAATTGCTCCGGGCTGCGGAATGTAGAAGTTGGGAATAGCCGTGCCATCCAGCAGCGGAATCGTAGACATGGAAACGGGCAGACCCTCGATGCCGGCAATGCCCGCGCAGGCATATCCGCCCGCCATTGACAGATCTGAGAAGTTCCAGTTATTGCCATCCGGATCTACGTAGCTTATCTGAAGAGGACTGGGCGCATCTCCCCATCCCATTACATTCTCCGTCCGCTGCGACTGAGGGCTCCCTGCGTGAGCGCCATGGCCGTGAATGCCGTCTGGACGTGCGCCTCTATGGCCGCTCCCGTCAGCCCGTCAAAGTGCGCATGGTAGGCAACTGCGCCATCGCCGCCACGCGGCAGCATATCCGCGCGCAGAAGCTGTTCTGGCCTGCCCGTGAAATTGAACACCGTGCTGGCACCGGGCGGCAGCCATCCGCCGCTGTCCATTACCAGCCCGCCTTCCGCGTAGCCATGACCGGAGCCGAGGGCACCGAGGGAGGGACCGTAGCGGTGTCGCGCGTAATTGATCGCGGCTGCGATATTGGCCAGCGGATCATATATGTTCCAGCTCGTACCGGGCACGTGGTAAGCCGCGAAGGTAGAGCCGATCACCTGCATCAGCCCGCGGCTCGGGTCACCCATCTGAGCATTGATGTCCGTCAGGTTGATGGCATTCGCATTGCCGCCGCTTTCCGTCTGCATCTGATAGAGAATGCGCCCGATCAATCCCTGCGACATGCTCAGCATGGAAAGCGCCTTAGACACCGTAGCCGTCCACTGCTGAACTCCGCCGCTGCCGCCATGCACCAGGCGACTGAAGAATCCCCCGATTGCGTGCCAGGCACTACTGACGAAGCTCGAGAGCTGACCCCATATGGACGCGTGTATCTGGCCCGAGGAAGGCAGATGCAGTCCCGGAATGAGGCCGCCAGCGGCAAAGCGCATTGACCGAATTGAATCCATGAAGCCGAGGCCGTAGTGGCTCACGCTGCTAGCGGGCATCATGTACTCGCCGCGGCTAGCCCAGATCGGCACGTCATCGGATGTCGGCCCGGTGCCCGTGCTGATGTATCCGCCCAGTGCCTTTCCGTACTGCGCCCGGAAACCCGGAGAGGCAATGCTCGATGATTTGTCTGTCATGTTCACGCCGACATTGACGGTGCGGTCTTTGATGCCGGCCAGCGAGTTATTGACGTTATTCTTAAATCCGTTGAACTTATTGCTGGCGTCCGTCAGCTTCGGGCCGATACCCGGTATCCACCCGAATGCCCACGATGCCGCCTTCAGTATGTCGCCGAATACCTTGTGAACGACTCCCCACATATCACTGATGCGCTTCTCCACCCACCTGACAGCGCCATCCCAGGCATCGTGGATGAAATTGATGGTAGTGCTCCACGCTCTGTGAATGTTATTGCAGAGCTGGCTCCATTCCTTGTGGATCACCTCTGCGGAGCCGGTGAAGAAATTGACGAAAGCACTCCAGGACTTATGGAGGAAATTGAGCGTATCGCTCCACGCCTGATGAATCCCGTTTACCGTGGCCGACCACGTAATGTGAATCCGATTTGTCGTGGCGCTCCATGCCCGGTGGAAGTCACTGCACATCTGGTCCCAGGCCAGCCGCATCTCGTTGATGGTCTTGGACCATGCTTTGTGCATGCTGTTCGTTATCACGTCCCAGGTGTGCGCCATGTCGTGGACGTTCTTGGAGAATCGCCCGGTCATGTACATGGCGAGCTCAGTCAGCCAGCCGAGGGCGCGCACCGCGAACACGGCAACCTGAACGAGGAAGTTTATGAACCTGGCAAAATCCTCCGGATGTTTCGCCAGCGTATTCGCTATGTCAGTTATAGCGTTGGCGAATTCGCGCATCCAGTTGGCCAGCTGCGGAGTAATGGCATTGAGGATCTGAGCGAACGCATCCGCCACGGCCTGAATTGATTTCTGAACCTCTGGCTGCGCGAATGCCCGGATAAACTGCTGGCCGAACTGCCGGAACGGGCCGGCAATGGTGTCGGCCGCGTGCTGGAATACCGGCGTCAGCGTGTCCATCGTCTGCTTGGCCGTATTCAGAATTCCCTCTAGGACGGGTACCCAGGACATTCCGATGATCTCGAAATCCTGTAGCACCCGATCCTTCATGTCCGTGAATGTCTGCGCCACCTCGGGATTCCGGGCTGCGCCGATTCCGGCCATCGCGCCGATCGCGCCGCCGAATGCCGTAACGATTCCCGCGCTGGCTGCTTCTGCTATGAACGGCAGCGCGAACAGCCCCAGTGCGCCGGCGATGGCAATTCCCATTGGACCCATGCCCGCTATGGAAATACCCCCGGACTGCCCTGCTCCAGCTCCGGAACTAGCTCCGACCATTCCTATTCTGCCCAGAATGTTCTCGGCCAGCGAGAGCCCGGTGTCATTGCCTGCCTTGGCCGCCTCGTGCTTGAGCATGGCAAGCTGCTCGCGGGCATGCAGCGTATTGAAGCTCAGCTCAATGTCTTTAGAGCTTTCCTGGACTTTCCTCAGCTCTGCCTCTACGATACCGAGCTGCTCCATCGCCTGATTGGCGTCCATGTCGACGCCGATCTTCTTCTTGGAAAGGGCCTCCAGCCTCGTCCGAACAAGGTCGATTTTTCTATCGGCCAGCGATGCATCGGCATCCAGCTTCGCCTTCGGCAGCTTTTCCAGGGCTGCTCGCAGTCTTTTCTGAAAGGTGTCTGAGAATGCGCCTGCCGACTTATCTCCGGCCTTTCCCATATTGTCGGTGATCTTGCGAGACATCTGCTGTCCCACTTCATCGCCGACGACGCCGGCACTGGGCACCAGTTGCCGCCGGAGATCCCTTTCCCAGTTGCGGGCATTAGGGACGACACCGACATTGACAGATCCGACGAATATCTCAGCCACGGCCAGTGATCCTGTCTAGCGTTTCCTGCGCTTCCTCATCTGGCACATTCCGCAGCCGCGGGTCTAGCCTGCGCGCTGCGTCCAGGCTTATCACCCTGCCGCTGCGCCGGCGCAGCCCTGGCCGCTGCACTGGCTCCGGCCGCGGCAGTGCCTTCCCTGTCTTCGCTGTCGCGTACATCCAGGACAGATTCCGCATCTCATCAATGAGCAAGGCCAGCAGCATCTCGACAGTGCTCCACGGAGCCCGTGCCGGATCAGGCTTGGCCCTGACCATCTCATCCTCCGAAACCTGCATGCGAATAGCCGTGTTCACCGCGCTCTCGGGCGGCAGCTTATCGACGAGAACGAGCAGTTTCCTCCAGCCTAGATTGCGACCTGGCCTATAGAACTCCAGGAAATCAAGGCCGTAATAGCGCTGGAAATCTGCCTCTATCTCCTCCGAGAACTGCGACGTGATCCAGAGAGCCTTGCGGATTTTCCCTGGCTCAGCCGGGCCGTCCGGGCGCACTGCGCGAATACGGCTTCCACCTGATAGTTCGCCAGGTCAGCCTCGACCCATGCCTTGAATTCCTCGTCGTCCGCGATTACCTCGCGAGCCCACGATTCCCAGTCGCCGGTAGCCGCTGCCCGCATAGCCGAAGATGACCATCCGTTGGCATTGTCGACGTGGATCACCTTGCCGTCAATTCTGACGGTCGTCGGCGCTCCGACCGATTCCTTGCGCAGGGATTCGTCAATGAGATCAAGGTCGAGGTCAACCTCGGTGTCATCTTGCTCTGTCATGTGAAGAATCCCGTCATGTCCTTGCCGTACTGGATCCAGCGCTTGGCGACGAAGATGGAGCCGGAAACGTTCCCCGGATACATCGTCATCGTCATGTCGGTCATGGTAATGTCGGCTTGCTGCACCTGGTCGTTCCCACGGGCAGTCACCTTCACGTTCGGGGCGTAAAGCCGCTGCGCCTTCGTGCCGTCGACGGAATCCCAGATCATGGCGTAGCGATTGTCGGCCGGCGGATCAGGAATCGTGTAGCTGGCGATGTACGGCGGAGTAGCCGAGGGCTTGAGCGGCGACGTCGCCACGGGGAACACGGGCACATCGTCGTAGAGGGCGCGCACGTACGGATTGAGCGCCTCCAGGAATGTCTGCTGAACAGACTTCGTGCCGCCCGTGAGAATGGTCCGAATCGGCGTGAGCGTGCCCGCGGCCGGAATGTCCTTGACCGTTTCGTCGAGCTTGAAGAGATAGCCGGAGGTATCGACCCAGCCGCAGCAGTAATAGCCCGTCAGAGTCGTGATGTCCTCGAAGCCGGTAACTGGTCCGGCCGTGTTCTGCGCGGCCAGCCACACGATGACGTCGCCCGCTGCGTACAGCAGCGAATTGTCCTTCTGCTTTCCCGGTCCCGCGGTAAGCGGATTGACCGCATCGAATGTGTCTTCTGCCGTAGCTCCCTTATCGGGCATTCCAGTTCCTCCTATGCGTGTACCTGAATCTCGTAGCTTGCGGAATACCGGACATAGGCCGGATTCGGCTCTGCAAGAGGCCGCGGTCCGGCTATAGTGCTGGTGTGTACTATCACTCCGTTCGAGACTGTCTTGCTTGCGAAGGAAAGGATGTGGGCCTGAATCCTGGAGGCCGCACCGGAAACCAGACCCACATCCGCACTGGGACCGAATACGTCAATGTCAACGATGGGGCGGTCAACGTAGATGTCTCGGCCGGCTCCGGCAATGCGGTGCACGCGCGCCATGATCATCTCTGAGTTCCCGGCTGGCAACGCCGTGAGGAATCTGACGTCAGGCTCCAGCGGCACCAGCGCGTAGAGCAGCATGCTCGCCACGTCCGGGAAAGGCAGGATCTCGGTCATCAGAGCCTCTGAAATGCAGCACGAGCAAGCGTGTGATGCCCGTCGGTATCGCGGGTGCCCCATTCCACCCAGCGTGCCTCGGGAGAATCATTAGAGACGATTGCCTCCGCTCGGTCTCCGGTGGCTCCGCCGCGGGCATGCACGCGCACATGGAAGCTCGCTTTGTAGCGCCCTGCATGCTCATCTTCCGACGGCCGACCGACAGGTGCCGTAGCCTCGGCAACTGCCTTGATTCTCTCGGCGTGCTCGAGCATGGCTGCCTGCATGAAATCAGAGCGCAGCATTTCCCCGACGCCGCGATGGTTCGGATTGAACGTGACGCCCGTCATGCCGACACTCCGGCTATCTTGCTGGCCTGCACCTGGAGCGGGCTGGTATGCCCCGAGAAAGGCGAGCGCCATTCCTGCGGTATGCCCTCTATCTCGAACTTCTCGCCGTTGATGATGAGAGCGTCCAGGGGACCGACAGCAGTTCCGTAAGGCAGGAACACCGTGATGCTCTGGCTTACCCTGTCTGCGAAGTTCGTGTCTTCTACGGTGCCCGCCGGCTGCACGATGCAATTGGATACGGAAACGGGAACCTCAGTGTAGACGTCGTTGCCGTACTCGCTCTTATCTGCGGCCAGCACCCGCCGCACCAGCGTTATCGTCTGGGCATACGGGAATGCATGACCGGGCACGCCTCCGGGATTCAGGGTCATATTCTCACCGCGATCGTGCCGTGCTTGCGCCGGAAATCTGCGAGCGTGGTCGCCATGCCCGCGTCGAGCAGCGCAGCGTTAAGCCCAGCGCCCGACGTGCGGCGCATGCTGTAGCTGTAGGCACCCACCGACTCGGACGCCAGCGTGGCGCTCATCGTCGGCGTGGACAGTTCTGAGATGATAGCCGTGCACAGCACCGTCACGGCCTCATTCGGCGTATTCACGTAGCCGTAGGAGTAAACGGATTCGTACGTGTCCGAGTACCAGCCAGACAGCTCGTAGGCAGCGGGCAGGTTGATGACGCCGGAT